AGACTAATTCTGAAAAGAAGGTCGCCTTCCTCTTGTTGTTACTGATTTACTTGTGTTGGAGATAGGCATACGAGAGTCAGAGTTTTTCATGAGTTGTGCATTAACTGCATCCATCATGTCATTCGCTTTATTCTCATAGAACTTTCTCCTAGCCTTTACCTTACCTGCTGGCATTTTAGCCAAAGCTAAGTCTCCACGACAGACTGTACCAAGGTATCGGCCTTCGTCCCTCACGAAGGACGTAACAGCCATTTCAGGAACTTCATCAGGAGTTACAAAGACCCAACCTGCTTGTTGTTTCTTACCAACATTAGCAATGTCATCTTGACCTTTTAACGATATACGTATCCAACGAAGGGCCATGCCTTCATTATCAAAACGTGCTTGTACCACATCTGGTATGGTGAGGGCATCGGGTTCCTCAAAGGTCCATTCTTCTTCTCTTAAATTCTGTTCTCTCAAACTGTCACTACGTGTTTCATTTCGTGTTGTATTCATTTTGTTCTCCCACGCTACTATTTATAAACATCTGTATACTCACCATCAGCTTTTGATACTTTAAGCTTTTGGGCCGCATACGTTTCAATTGGTATATTCCATTTCTCAGCTAATCTCATATCTTCTTGCGTGAGCTTAACTTTGTTTTTAGAACTCGGAGAGGAGCGAGAACTCCCCGATACCACTTGAGCAGGACTTGACGTAGTTTCCTGCACACGTTCTTGAGCTTCTCCAAACTTTTGTGGAAAAGCATTTTTGATTCTGTTATCAATTTCTTGATAAAATTCATTATCATTTGGACTAAAACCTTCTTCTTTTAATTCTGCATCTATTGCAAGAGCAGCGGCAGTCATAACATTATCTTTACCAAACCAATCATTATTAGAAGCCCACTCTTCTGCTTTAGGGTCTGTAACTGATTGCTGTGGAATTGGCTGTTGTTGTACTGGTCTTCGTTGTTGTTGTTGCGCTACTCTTTTTTCATAATTTATTTTTGCTGATGTAACAGCTTTTAAATCATTTTGTGCTTCATTTAACATTTCCTGTGCTGTAAGAAGTTTTTCTTTTTCACCTTCTTCAAACGCATCAAGATATGCGGCTCTGGCTAATTGAATTTTATCTTCCAATTGTTTTTCTGAAGCATTAAGACTAACTTTATTAATCTCATTTACTTCAGTATTTTTTACATTTACAGCTAATTTTAATTGTTCATTCTGACGTACAAGTTCTTGAATTTGTTCTTCACGTTCTTTACGTTGTCTAACAAGCTGCTTAATTCTTTTTTGCGCTCCTGAAGTTTCTATTCCTTCAAGTTCTTTGATTTCAGTTTCTTCTTTAACTTCAGTCTTTTCTTTAACTTCAGGTTCTGCTTTTAATTCTTGTTGCTCTTCTTCAACTTCATATTCTACTTTATCTTCATTAGTATTGTTTGGGATTTCTACAGTTCCCCAACTGTCATCTTTTTCCATTATTTTCTCCGTTGTTTACGAAACAAACGATTTACGTAAAATTAATTGCTATACTATTATACCATATTTTTAATGCTTTTGCAAATTAATCTGACCCTTTTCCTAAATTAAATGTAGGGTCAAGGTCTTTAGGGTCATCAACCCTCATAATTATCTGGTCATCAAAAAGTAGTATTAATCTAATACCTTGATAAAAAAGTTTTGTACCAGCATGTTTACCATAACATACATAGTCTCCTACATTACACCAAGCACCATTAGGAAATTTGTTTTCATCTTTATATGCTAACTCTCCTAATCCAATTACCTCACCTACTGTTGTAAGATAACTAATATCATCCTTGGTAGAATCTGGTATAAATATACCACCTTTTGTTTTACTCTTTACCGATACTGGTTTTATTAGAACGTGAAAACCAGGCAATTCTGGTAAACTCTTTAACTCTATATCATCGGCGTCAATCCACTCATCGTTTTTCAACGCATTACCCATCTGCACCTGTCTCATTTAATCCTCGCTATACATCCTTTTCTTAATAATATCTGTTAAATTATTTCTTGCCCATTCCAAACCTTGTATTGAACCTACAACTTGTCTGTAATGTGCATAGTCTTCAGCAGAACCATCTCCTAGTGAAGTCTTTAATCTTTCAATTTCACCATTGAAGTCCTGCACGACTTCATCCCAAATATCCATTGGAATTAAGAGGTAGCCCTCTTAGTACTTTTTAGAGGTTTAGGCATTTCATAAGAAAAATCATCCCACTCATTGAGTGCGCTTCTCATGCTACGTGGACCCCAAACATCTTTTTTAAATGGATTACCAAAAGTTTTTGATGTATCCTTTACATGCTCTGGATAACCCTTACCTTTTTTCATCATTAGTCTTCTCCTTTTTTCATTTCTTCAACAGCTAAACGTGACAATGTATTTAGCTTTGTTTCTTCTACATCTTTATCATCTTTCATTTCTTCAATCTTAATCTTAGCAAGATTATTCATTGCAGTAATTTCTTTCTTGGATTCTCTATCAGCTTCAGCTTTCTCACGTTTAAACTTATCAGTAGCACCAGACTCAAGCATATCCAATATTTGTTCATTCTCTTCAAGTTCAAGTTTCTTTGTCTTGAGTTCAAGTTCAGCAGCCGTAACAGCCGTATCAGATTGTAGTTTCTGTTGTTGTAACTTAACCTTCTCTTGCTCAAGCATAACAAGCTGTTGTTCTGGTGTTGGAGGTGGTGGCTGTTGATTGGCTTGCATAACTTTTTGTGCAGCCTCTGCCATAGCCATTTCAATAACAGAAGGTTGACCTTGTTGTTCTGCTGGAACTTGTTGCATCATTTGTTCTGTAACACCACTCATTTGTTCTTGATACTTCAGTACAGAATGTTCTTGTATATTAGATTCAAGTACAGGTTTAATCCTAGCCATAATAGGATTAGCACCATTGGCAGGGTCTTGTAAATAAGCCATCTTAACTTGTATATGAGCATCGTGGTTCTGTGCAGGAAAAGCTGCAATAGGTAAACCTTTTGTAACAGCCATGATATCAGATACAGGGTCAAGCGGTTGTGGCTCAATCTTGGGTGGCAGTATTTGCTCTAGGTTAGGCATGTTGGCTGCATTGAGAATAGTCCTGTTAAGTTCCTCAATGTTAAACATACCTGGTGGCGACTGCTGTGCCATTTGCAGAGCCATGTTTGCCAACATCATACGATGGGCATTAGAAGGAATATTAGGGTCAGAAACAGGTACAATATCCACTCGTCCATCAAAGTCAGCTTTAAATATATTTCTATCTTCAAACGGTACTTCATAAGGATATTCATTAGGTAAATAATCATGGTCTATCTGCGCCAGTATTCTAAACTCATCCCTTTGTGACTTATGTAATCTTTTATGAATTGCAGAGAAAAACTTACTTGAAGCTTCTAGCAATGCCATTGTTGTTCCAACGGGTCCATAGGAGGCAGCATCAGAGATAACTTGCTCAGTACTGTCTGCAAACTTCTGACCAGCAGCAGTTACAAACCCAAGCATCTGGAAGAGCGTTGAGGAAGGCTCTTTATAGGGCAGGGGAACTATAGCCCTAGATAAATCAATACCAGTTGCTTCGACCTCCTTGAACTCGCCAGGAGCGATTGGTTCATTATCACCAACCATCCTTACTCCCTTTGCCTTAAAACCGCCTGGTAAATTGGCGAACTGTCCAGCGTCTATGAGGGAGCGCATCGCAGCAGTTGCCGACATGGTGAGATTACCAAGGAAATGGATAAGGCCCAATCCATAGAATCCAAAACCAGGTACAAACCTATAGTGAACGAAATGGCTTCGCTTCTCTTTATTCGGGTCATCCTGCTCGTAGTTTCTACGAATACTTAAAACTTGTCTTGACTGTTCCTCTACAGTTACAATGTATGGACAAGCAACACCTTCTTCTTCTAACTCAAGATAACAGTGTTGCTCCAGTAATACATATTGTGGGTCACTATCATATGATGGAGATATACCCAAAATATTATCTATCTTAGTTGCAAAACCACTAGAAGAAAGCTGTGATGGAGAAGGTAGGTCTACATCTTTGTAAACACCTGCTCTAATATCCTGTTGTAATTCTACAGGACTTTTATATATCACATGTGTATAGCGGTCTGCATTTCTTAAATCAGTAGCATAGTAAGATACATAGAACTGGTCTATAGGTATAAACTCTGATACTGGTCTTTTAAAAGTTGAGCTATAATAAATCTTTTTAAATGCCGAACCTATAAGAGGGAGATGAAAAAGCATTCTTTCAAATTCATCAAAGTACTCTGGCATCTGTTCTGTAAGCTGATAGTTCATAAAATTCTGAACCCTGTTGGCTTGCATTTCTTTCTCTGGTGTTGCGGCACCAAGAATGTTTGCCTTTACAGGGCCACCAGAAGGAAATAATTCCTGTGTAGCTTTTGATTGAAACTTAACAGCCGATTCAATTAATAGCGGATGTACAGCCGTACAAGCTCCCTGAAATGGTTCTGAACCTTCTTCCAGCTTTAGACCAAGTAGGTCAAAGCCTCTTTCAAACATAGACTCCCACTCACCTCTGCTATCTTTATCTGCATTATAATTTTCAATAACATCTGTAGATATACCTTGCAGGTCTTCTTCATCTAGGTCTTCACTGAGGTCACCATACCATTCAGATACTTCTTCTGAAGCTTCCATCTCTACAGACTCTGAAGAAAAGTCTACAATAACACCACCATCAGAAGGGTCAATCTCAATAGACACATTGGACTGTTCTTCAGGGACCATTGCAATAATATTAGTCTCCGCTTCAGGAATTATATCAAAAGGATTACGTTCTGTTGCCATTATTTAATTCCCATAGCAGGATTGTATTGAAGCCCAAAGCCACTACTAAATGGTTGTTGAGTGCCAAAGGGTGCAGGACTTTGCATACCAAACCCTTGAAGATTTTGACCCATGCTTTGTTGTTGCATTGCTGGTCTTCCATAAAGTTGAGAAGTATATGCTTGGTCCATATTTTGTTGTAAACCTTGTAGACCTGTAGGTTGTGGTTGTTGTTCTATCATAGGTCCATTAGTAACTTCTAGAACTTGTGGTTGAAGTATAGTAGGTATTTGAGGCATCATTTCGTCATCTATTGAAGTCTTTGGCTCATCACCTATTGGAAGTGGTTCATAAAGTGGGTCACCTGGTTCTTGAACATTAATAGGCAGTACTGGTTTATCAACTGTTGTAATTGGAAATCCTTTAGGAAGTCCAAAATCTTCTACCACATTACCTTGTGCATCTCTGACCATGCCTTCATCATCTCTATAAAAACTTTTTTGTTTTTGAAGTGCTTGACGTTCTGCTGCGGTTTGTGGTGTTGTTCCTAATTGTGCTATTCTAAGTTTTTGTAATTCTCTTGCTGTTTGTTCAGGGTCAAAAGTAGGTCCACCAGTTTGTCTACGTATTAGATTGCGTAGTCCACCACCACCATAAGCTTCTGTGGTTTCATCTTCATCATCTTCATCGGGTAAACCAATTGTTTGTTTTAATTTAGGCAGTGCAGGTATTCTTAGTCTTGCTTCTTCTGGAGATATACCATAAGCTGCAGCATATAGATTAGGACTAAATGGTGCAAATCCAGTATAATTAAACTTGGGTGTTTTTAAAGCTTCTTGTCTACGTATCCTAGCCATCTTTGCAAACAAATCTTCAGGCGCACCTGCTGGTTGTGCTGCTACTGCAGCTTGGTAGGGTGAAGCAGATTGTGTTGTAGAAGGCGCATATGGAGAAGGTACACCCAATCTTTCAAAGTACTGAGCCATTGCTGACTTAGGTTCTTCTTTTTCTTCTTCTTTCTTTTTAGGTATGATTATTGGGTCATCACCTTGTATTTCTTCAAAAGCAATGTCAGGGGTAATACCTAGATTAGCAAAGTCTCTTGCTTCTTGAGCATATCCTTCTCTAAGTGCTTCGTCAGTCATAAAACCAACATCTAAGGCTGCTCCACCATAACCAGGTGAGGCAGGACCAGTACTCATAGTGTATTCTTCAGGGCCTAAAGGTCTACCTGTCATCGTGTATTCTTCAGGGCCTCTAGGTCTAGCTGTCATAGTATACTCTTCTGGACCTCTAGGTCTTCCTGTCATCGTGTATTCTTCTGGACCTCTAGGTCTTCCTGTCATCGTGTATTCTTCAGGGCCTCTAGGTCTAGCTGTCATAGTATACTCTTCAGGGCCTAAAGGTCTATCAGAATCACTTTTAGCTGCTTTAGCTGCTTTAGCTGCTTTAGCTGTGCTTTTTTGAAGTGCCTCAAAATCTATATCTTTTAAACTTCTTGCTGCATCTCTAAGGTCATATCCTAATCCTCCTAGCTGCGCTCTTTGAGAAACCTGTGCTGTAGGTCCATAAGCATCTAAAGCTGCACCACCATATTGACCCATTGATGGTGATACTTCCATAGTATATTCTTCTGGTCCTAAAGGTCTATCTTCCATAGTGCCTGTCATGGTATACTCTTCTGGACCTCTAGGTCTACCTTCCATAGTATACTCTTCAGGGCCTAAAGGTCTTCCTGTCATAGTATACTCTTCAGGGCCTAAAGGTCTTCCTGTCATCGTGTATTCTTCAGGGCCTAAAGGTCTACCTTCCATAGTATATTCTTCAGGGCCTAAAGGTCTACCTTCCATAGTATATTCTTCAGGGCCTCTAGGTCTTCCTGTCATAGTATACTCTTCAGGGCCTAAAGGTCTATCTGTTGGGGTAAATTCACCAATACCTACATCACGACCAATATCTGAAGTTACAGCATTAACTTGTTCTTGCGTTACTTCACTTGGGCTTACACCAAATCTATCTGCAACTTCATTTCTTAAATCTGTGCCAATATCAGCTACAACACCAGGCAAACC